TCCAGCAGAAGCTGACGATGTGTTATATATAATACAAGTACAATATACACACCGCCCAGACTTATTAGCATTTGATATGTACGGCGATAAAAATTTATGGTGGGTATATGCACAAAGAAATTTGGAAACTTTGAAAGATCCAATTTTTGATTTTGAAGCAGGTACAGAAATATTTGTTCCTAAAGGACCTAAACTAAAACAACTATTAGGAATATAAAATGAGCGGAATACAAAATCTAGATGCAAGGTTGAGAGCCGCAGGTTCTGATATTATAGACAGTGCAGAAAAAGCAAAGGTAGCAGCTAACCAAGTTGCTTCTCAATTTAATTCGTCAGGCAAAATAAGTGTAGGCGGAGTTGCAAGTGCGGTAGAAGGGTCAATAGCAGAATTAAAAGGTGCTACCCTTGATATGGCAAATACAACTAACGGTATTACTGGACCTTCTTTTGGTTCCTTAGATCTCGCTCAAGGCGGCATAAGCCAAGTACTCCAAAGTAAATTGCCAAATCTTCAAGGAGGAAATTTAGCATCAGGATTAATGGGCGGTCTAAGCCAAGCATTTGGAGGAAAGCTAGGTAGCTTTGGACAAAAACAACCAAATATACTTGAACCTTTTAGTAGTTACAATTATGTCTTTACTTTAGGATGCTTAACTGATTTTGAATTAAATTTTCCTGACTTAACATATAGATATAATGATCCTATGATTACTGTAATCAAATCCGGAGGCGGAAAGCCTCTTAGAGGAAGTAAAACAATTTATGAAATCAACGGAAAAACAGAATATTTTTTAGATGATGTTGAAATAGAATGTTTAATTGCACCTAATCCAAAAACTAGAGGAACAAATGCTGTAAACATATCTTTTAAAGTGCAAGAACCTTATAGTATGGGAATGTTTTTACAAGCATTGCAAATTGCTGCAATAAGTGCAGGACACAAAAACTATATTAAGGCTCCTTTTTGTTTAAGTGTTGAATTTAAAGGACATGCAGGAAACAGACCTTTAAGTATTCCAAATTCAAGAAGGATTTTTCCTTTAAAATTAACAAATGTAGAATTTGAAGTAACAGAAGGCGGTAGCCAATATTCAGTTACAGCAATACCATTTCATGAAACAGCACTAACAGACCAAACACAGTCTACAAGATCTGATATTACAGCTGAAGGTAGAACTGTTGCTGAAATGTTACAATGGGGATTTGATAGTTTAACAACTACAATGAACGAAAAAGAATTAGAACAAGTTAAAGTAGAAAATAAATCAAAAGCAAATCAATATGTCATTATGTTTCCTACAAAAAAATCAAGTGCAGAAGAAAGTGCTACATTTGCAGGCACAGATGATGCACAGTCACAAGATTCTGCAACTACTAAAGGCAACGATAATGGTGCCGACACTCCATTACGTGAACTTACACAAGAACAGCAACAAAGATTATATGAGTCTGCCCAAGGCGTAGCCGAAAACGGAATGAGCATGGCAGAGTTCAAAAAAATACTTGATAAAGAATTGGGTATTATGGTGCGTAGATCAGACCTAGGCGAAACTATAAGAAATTATGCAGATAAAGAACAAAATATTAACATAATAGGTAACGCAAAAATTGTTAAAACAAGTGCCGACAAAGGCAGAAAAGGAAAAGTTGAAGAAAAAGCAGTTGAAAATGAAGAGCAACCTGGAAAAATAGATAGATGTAAAGTAAACTGTAATCCTGATTCTAGAAGCCATACTGTAAGTTCTGGTAAAAAGGTAGAACAAATAATAGAAGACGTAATTAAGTTAAGTGAATACGGTAGAAACATAGTTGACCAAGAACCAGATGAAAACGGCATGTTAGAATGGTTTAGAGTAGAGACTAATGTGTACAATGTAACAGATAATGTCAACATTGATAAAACAGGCCTACCACCTCAAATTTTTGTTTATAGAGTTGTTCCATATCTAGTACATCATAGTAATTTTAGAAGTCCAACAGAATCATCTAAAGGCATTCAAAATTTAGAAAATACAGCATCAAAAGAATACAATTATATATACACTGGTGAAAACAAAGATGTTATAAAATTTGATATAAACTTTAATGCTGCTTTCTTTGCAAGTATTGCCGGCGACTACGGACAAAAAACAGCAGATGCAAAAACAGCGGCAAGTGCTGGAACTAGTAATGCTAACAAACCAGCTGCTATAGGTGCAAACGAAGCCGACGGAGATACATTAAGTGCTTCTGCAACACTTCCAGCTGTAAACACAGGAAATAATATGGATGGCGGCGGCGCCATGGTTCATCCAGAATCAATTATTGCTGATAGTTTTAATGAAGCACTAGTAAATTCTCCAGTAGATTTGTTATCAGTAGATTTAGAAATTTGGGGCGATCCATATTACATTGCAGATAGTGGTATGGGTAATTACAGTGCGGCCGCAGGACCTTCTACAAATATTAACGCAGACGGTACAATGGATTATCAAAGTGGAGAAGTAGACATTTTAATAAAATTTAGAACACCTATTGATTATGTAGGAAACTATATGACATTTCCAGGAGGCGGATCAGCTCCAGTAGGACAATTTAGTGGGGTATACAAAGTGTTATTTGTTTCTAATAAATTTAGTGCAGGACAGTTTACACAAACACTACAGACACTTAGAAGACCTAAGCAAGAAAGAGATACAAACAAAAAACCAAATGCAAATACAGGAGCGGTTACATCTAAAGATGCTAAGAAACAATTAGAAAAAACAGAAACTAATCCAGTCACTGGCAATCCAAACGAAGATAGAGCAAACGAAGAAGCTGCTGCAAAAAAACCTAGCAAAAAATTACCAGGAACAGCAAGACAACTTCCAAGTGGTAGAATAGTAGGAGGATTTTAAATGGCAGAAGAAACTAGATCCCCCCATATACCGGCTAAGAATAAACAGAAAGAAATTGAAGGTCCAGGTCCGTATTTGGCAATAGTAAGAAGTCATCTTGATACTGAATATATGGGTAGTTTGAGAGTAGAACTTTTAAAAACAAATAGCGAAGGAAATTCAAGCGAAACTAGCGGTGAACTTGTACCAGTAAGTTACCTCAGTCCTTTTTATGGGGTAACACCTTACGAAGGTACAAGTGAAAATGATGGATATGACTATACACAAAAAAGTTACGGATTTTGGGCTGTACCACCTGATGTAGGCACTAAGGTACTTGTAATATTTGCTGAAGGTAATCGCGGACAAGGTTATTGGATAGGATGTGTACAAGATCAAAACATGAATTTTATGGTTCCTGGTAACGGTAGTACTACATTCAATAAAGAAGATCCAACTAAAGCAAGACCTGTAGCAGAATACAACAAAAAAACAGAAGATGCAAATGGTACAAACGCTACACAATTTTTAAAACCTTGTAATCCTGACGCATGTGCAATTTTAGATGGTGCAGGATTAGCTGACGACCCAATTAGAGGTACAACAACTTCTAGTGCAAGACGAGATATGCCAAGTATGGTGTTTGGTTGGAATTCTCCAGGTCCGCTTGATAGGAGAGACGGAAAACCAACAGTAAAAATTGGATCAAAAGGCAGTGCAATAGATATTAAATCTAGTAGATTAAATGGTACAAGTATAGTAATGGATGACGGTGATCCTACATTATTTAGAAAAGGACCAGTAAGAGGTGAAAATGCTGTACCTAGTGAATACGTAAGTTTAAAAGATGGTGGTAATCCTACAATTCCTTTTAATGAACTATTTAGAATACGCACTAGAACAGGACACCAGATACTTTTACACAATGCAGAAGATTTAGTTTACATAGCACACGGAAGCGGTGATAGTTGGATAGAAATGACAGCCAACGGAAAAATAGACATATATGCAAAAGATAGTATAAGTGTACATACAGAAAATGATTTTAATTTTAAAGCAACTAGAGATATCAATATACAAGCTGGCAGAAATATTAATATAAAAGCCGGTAATCAAATGCTGACAGAAACATCAGCTAACTATGAATTAAAAGTAGGCGCTGACGGTAAAATTACTTGCAAAGGTACAAGCAATATTACATCTAAACATCATTATGAGACAGCTGATAGAATTGATATGAACGGTCCTGCTGCAGCAAAAGCTGGTGAAGCACCTGTTCCAGGTAGAGTGCCTAAGAGAGGATCTTGGTCAGGTCAAGAAAATAAAAATCCTTTAGAACATACGCCTGAAAAAACTGATTCTGATATTGAGCAAATTAAAAAAGGTAAAGCAAACAAATCAAGCGATGATAAAAATAAAGAAAAGAAAGTAGAAGACACTTTTAAACAATGTCAAACACCAGCAGGAAATGAAAATGCAGGCATTGACGGACCAGCTGATAGTACAGCAGAAGCAAGCGTATCTGATGATGCTACTTTAGTAAACCAAAACGGAGTACCACAAACTGAAACTACTACAACAGTAGCAGAAGACGGTACAAAAACAACAACCACGTCAACTACAACTGAAACTATTACTTCAGGAGGTAAGGCTGTATTAGTAGGCAATGATGGAAACGTTATTCCTGAGGCATCTGCTCCAAAACAAATAGCAACATCTAAAAATGCACAAGGACAAATTACATCAAGAACTGTTGAAGTAGAAGGGGTAGACGCAGACGGATTTGCGTATACTGAAACAAAGCGTATTTCTGTTGATCCTGAAACTGGTAAAGACATAATAGGCGGACCTAAATATAGTCCAGACAAGTTTGATACTACACCGGCTCCTGTAACAGCAGAGGAACAAGCTAGAATGGATGCAGAAACAGCCGCATTTGAGGCAGAGTATGATGCTGCTAACGGCACACAAACCTAGGTAAATACAGTATGAGCACACAAGAAAAAAGATTATATCAAGATGTACAAGTAAAGTCTAACAAAAAACCAGACTATGGCATTGGTTCAAAAACATATAAAGGTTTTAGTACAGTAGACCCTGACAAAACTGGATATAGTCTATATGATTTTGAATTAATAAAACAAGACATTATAAATCACTTCCATATTAGGCAAGGCGAACTTCTATCAAATCCACAATTCGGCACAATTATTTGGGATATATTATATGAACCATTAACTGAGCAACTAAAGCAAATTATTATTGAGAATGTTACAGAAATTATTAATTATGATCCAAGAATAAGTGTTAATTCAGTCACTGTTGATCAATACGAAAGTGGACTACAGATAGAAGCTGAAGTGCTGTTTTTGACATACAATATTGTTGAATCAATGCGTTTGACGTTTGATCAAAATAATGGTTTTCTTAATACCTAATAATATACGTAGTTATTTAAAACTAATA